CTCCGAAGCCTTCGAAACGACCGTGATCGCCGCACCATTGGCCGGAGACGCGGTACAGGTCGCATAAGCGACAGCACCGGGGGTCAAGGCCGGATAGATAGGAATAGAGGTCGCTGCGGCCGCAACGTCGGCGGTGACCACGAACTGCGCGAGCTGGCCCGTGTCCACCTTGGTGATGCGATTGACCGAGTTCACGCCAGAGAAGGAGATGATATCGCCCTTCTTGAGCGGACCGTTCAGCGCCGAAACCGTGATGGTCGAACCAGTCTGCGAGCCGCCGTTGACGGTCGCCAGCGTGCCGTAAGCGCCCGTGGTATGCTTGACGACGGTCTGGTCCATCATCCAGTCGAAGCCGAGCGCGTTGGTCATCTGACCGGTCGCATACTGCTTCGAAATGCCGGCAGCCGGGTTGAACAGGCCGGCTAGGCTCGAAACGGTGCGGGCCTGCGTCAGCGGATCGAGGATCACCTTGCGGTCAGCGCGCGGGGCCGACATCTGGTCCAGATAGGCGCCAGCGGTCAGCCAGGTCGAAGCATCGGGGGTCGTGACCTTGCCGTTGCCGTCCACCTTGGACACGTAGTTCGGAATGGCTTCCGAACCGCTGATGATGTCAGCCGCAACCGCACCAGCAAGGTTGTTGATCGCCGGGGCCAGGATGCGCTTGCTGTAGTCGTCCAGCGACAGGGCGCGCTCAGCAGACGAGAACTGAACGTCAACACCCTTCTGGGTGGCAACGGTCAGGGTCGTCTTCTGCTCGGTCGTGTCCTGAGGCGACGCCGCCGCACCCGTACGAACCGTGAAGTCGTTGGGCAGGCGGATGCGCAGGGTGGTGCCAATCTTCGACCCGCCACGAGCGAACTGGTCGTCATACTGGCGGTCGATGTTCTGTAGGAAGGCGTTGCTGTTCTTCCAAAGACGAACAGCCTCGCGGGTGATCATATCGATCGTAAGAAGCGAGTTGGACATGAGAAAAAGGCTCCATCGGGCCTCTTGCGAGGCTCAGGGAACGCGACGTCATCTCGACGTGGCATTCAGGGTTACGGATTGGCTCAGTGCTTAAGCTGAGCCTCGCGCCATTCCACCCACTCCTCCATTGACATATCCTCAGGGCTTTTCGTGCCCGTTGGTTGGCCGTCTATGGGTTTAATGGGAGGTGGTGCTTTGCTGACCGGCTTCGGCTTGGGTGCGCTCTGCGAGAGCTTGGCCAATTCGAGAGCCATAGGTACGGGAGCCAGGCTGAGAATTCGGGCGGCTTCGTCCATGTTCGAGCCAAGGTGATGAAGCACTTTGTGCGCATCGGGCAGTTGGGTGACAGCCTCCAACAGAGGCTGGCTCAGTCCACCGAGAAGCTTGAAGTTACCGAGGGTATCGTCAAAATCAGAGAACTCGGATTTGCCAGAAGAATAGATTTCATCGCATTTGGCGTTGAACTGCTCGGTCCGGCGAAGTTCTGCGGCGCGTTCCGCAACAAGCTTGTCCAGATCGGGCGTTTCGGGCGCAGCCTTCTTTTCGGGGTCGGCAAGCTGTTCAGCCAGCCGGGCCTCCAGGGCTTCAGCGCGTCGGCGTTCCTCGTACTTTTCCCGCGTGAGCTGGTCGATCCGCTCCTGGAACCAAGGCTTGTGCTTTGGCTTCTCGGGTTCGGACGGCTTTTCCTGCTCTTCGGGTGTCTGCTCCGTGCCCGTCTCGGGAGCTTGTTCGGTTGCGGGCGTTTCGACCACAGCTTCGCCTTCCGGCAAGGCCTGTGTGACCTCCGGTTCTTCGCTCATAGGTGTCCTATGGAGATTTTAGCCCGGTCTATTCCGGCCGGTAGGATTTGCCCTCAGGACGAGGGAAACTAGTACAACGCCAGGATGTTCGTGGCGCCGGTGCCCGTGGCAAAGACTTGCAGCGGACGGACAGGCAGAACCCCAACAGGGACAGCCTTAAAAAGAACGCTCGCGCTATCACTCTTGAGCTGCATGGTGATATCGCCGGTCACCCCGACGTAGATCGCCTTCGGGATCTGCGTGAGGGGCGTGGAATCGCTGGGGGTTATGGCTGCGGCAGAGCTGACCGGATCGGAAAGCTGCTCAGCGGGCCACGGACCCTGCGATTTTGCGAAGCGGTCGGTAGCGGCCATCTAGCCCTCCTTACGCCGACAGGTTGGCGTACCAGGCGCCATCAGCGGGGCTGAAGAACGAACACGTCTTTCCGGCCGCCACAGCAAAAGCAGTGTTGGCGGACAGCGCGTTGATCGTTTCGCCAACAGCCGGGAACACATTCATGCTGTTCGCACCCGCATTGATCACGTGATGCTCGCGGCCGGCAAATGCATTGGGAAGGATCACGCTATCGGCAGCGGTGGCAACCGTGCTTACGCGGCAAATCGAGCCGGTGAGCAGGGTGGCACCGGTTTGGCCGCCCCCGGCAAGAGCCGTAAGTCCCGTGCTGTTGCTGCGATAGATCGGCCCGTTCATGGTGATCTTGTCGAACGAGGGCTCGCGCGTCGCGACGCCCGTAAATCCTTGGGTCATGCGATACTCCTAAGCGGCTTCTTTTTCAGCCGGTGGCTCTGGGGGAAGTGTGGCCTGCCCGACCACGGGGATGCCGCTTGGCAATATCTGCCCGATCGCCTGCTGAACCGCGTCGCGGATCACCGGCACCAGGACCAATGGGTCAACGTCCACGCCGAGCTTCAGGCGGTCAGTTTCGGCCTTATAGCTATCCACGCTCGTCTTGCGCTTCTCGTCAGCCAGAGCCTGAACCGACTGCTCAAGCGCATTCTGAAGCTGCGTGATGGTCTGCTGCATCTCCACCTGCTCAGGAGATGGCCCACCAAGCGCCTGAGGCGGCACCATGTTGCGTAGGCGCTCCGCAACCTCATCAGCCATGGCAAAATCGGCCGCACGGAACAGGATATCGCCCACCAGAGGCAGAAGCGCGCTATCCTCCTGCACCAACTGCATGAGCGCGTTGAACGTCTCTTGACGGCGGGTGGCGAAGTCGGGGCCGATATCCGCCTGAACGTCGTACTTGCCCACGTTCGGGTTGAAGATGCGGGCTACAACCTGTTGTTCTTCGTTGACATGCTCGACATAGGCCGCCTTGGCCTGCGGGTCGATCTGGACGGGCTCGCTGTCCATGTCGATTGAGCCATCCGAGGCAAGCAAGCGGATGATGCGCGGTGTGTCGTAGATCTTGGGGATGAGGTCCACGAGGATTTTCCCCGTGAACCTGATAGCTACCGCGAGATTGTCGATGAAGTGATAGGTGGCCGTATCGCCTTGGCGCTGGCGGGCCTCGATCGCCACACCCGAACGCTCGTTGGACGGCGCGCCCATCTCCGCTTCATACTGCCCGGAGGCATACATGAGCTGCTGGCGGGCAAGCTGCATGCCCTGGACATAGGCAGCGGCCATGACCGGAGGCACGGTGCGCTGCGGAGGGGCGATTTCGCGCCCGTCATCGTCAATGTCGTTATAGGGTAGCGTCGAGAAATTCTCGGTATTCGCGTTTTCCCAATAATTCTCGAAGCCTTCGATGGCCCGAACGGGCGCCATGTACGGGCTCTTGCCCTGCAACGCGACTTGCTCGGCGGCGGAGCTGGCCCAATAGTTGAACTGGCGTTGCGGGTCTTTCAGGCCGCGAGTGTGGCCCTTTCGGTCCAACTTGCCGTCAATGATCGTCTCGGTGCCGACCACGCGGACGATGGGAATGTATTTCCCCGGCCAGATTGATTTCTCGACTACCTTGTCGCCAGCGATCAGATACCACTCGATCACGTCTTCCGTTACATCGCGCGAGCGGAAATCGGCTGTCGGATCGGCCTGTAGCTGAGCTACAACCTCCTTGCCGAGCTTGGAGGCCTTGGACTGCTGACGCTCGCCACTATCGTCAACCCACGAGACGAGCTGGTCATTCTTCTCCAGCCGACGATAATATTCCGCTACACGAACATGATCCTCGTTCAGCCAATCGTCGCCGTTGTTGAGCGTTTGGGTGGGAACCTGGTCCTTGTAGCGCGGGAATCGAGCCGTGAACTTGTCAGTGGGCACGTCATCGAAGATGAACCCGAACCGCGCATCCGATCCGTCCGCCTCGTTGATGTCCGGGTCGAGATACACGGCCAGAGGATCCTTGACGGCACGCAGGAATATCTCCTGGTCCAGGCTTTCCGCGTCCGCATAGTCGGTAACCACGCGCCAGTAGCCAATGCCGCCCTCTACCTGAAACGTCGTGGCGCGATCGTACACCGTCTGGGCGTTCGAGATGTACTCGATATGCCTCGCGACACTCTGAAACACCTGTGCCGATTGATAGGTCGCCCCGTCACCCACCGGGCGGATGCGGATTTCAGGCTTGTTCTTCTTCGCGTCGTTGATGATCTGGAGGTTGTGCTGGTTGATCTCGTTGATCGTCAGCATCGGGCGGTTGTCGCGGATGCGGTCACCAGCGATCCGGTCATCCCACGCCCACATATTGTCGCTGTCGGCGTTGGCGAACTTACGATCAGCGATATAACGCTTACGCGCCTCCCCTTCCCACTCCTGACAGCGCTTGAAGCGGTCCTTGGCTTCCTGAACTAGGTCGGGCTTGGGGGTGTTTGCCATCAGCGCATCCAACCTCCAGGCGTCATCATCGGGTTACGTGGGCCGCCAAGACCAAGCTTTGGCTTCTTCTTCTCAGGCGTCTTGGCGAAGCGGCGCATCATCACCGCGTACCGGGTGGCCGATATGCGGTCGTCAAATTCCTTGACGATCAGCCCATCAACACGGTGGTACTGACGAAACTCTTCGAACCAGGCCTCCAGGTGATCGAACACCTTGAAGCGCCCCGTCTCCATCCGCTCCAGCATCTCTTGGATGCCGGCCTCAACGCCATTGCCGCCATCCGGATGGCTGGCCTTCTCAGGCAGCATGTTCAGGCCATGCTTGCGGTACTGGTCCTTGAGCGCTTCGCCCGAGCCCTTATCGTGTTGCAGGCCATCGTGGGGCCACGCCCACGGTAGCCATTCGCCCCAAGGCTTGAGGGCGCCCGCATGATGCAGCGGGGTCTGTTCGCGCGCCGCGTAGACGTGCGTGACGTAGAGGCAGTCAGCATCCTTATCCCATGCCAGCCTTGCCGCTGCCGTGGGGTGATCCCACCCGAAGTCCAGTCCACCGATCTGCGGCCAATGCTCCGGGATGACGAATGACGGTATCTTGATCGCGTCTTCACTGATCGGGAACACCCGGCCCGAACCGAGCTGGGGAATGCCCTTGGCCCGCGCTTCCCGCTCATGCTCCGGATAGGCTGCGACGATGGCCGCGCGCTCTTCCGGGGTGTAATGCTCTGCGTCGTCAATCGTCATCCTGGTGACGTGACGACTCATGCCTTCATGCCCTCCAGATCCTGCGCCTGGAGGAACATGCGCACCACCTCAGACATGCCCTTGAGTGGGGTGAAGGTGAGCATCACGATTCCGCCCGTCGCGTTGGTGCGGGTCAGGCCCTCCGAATAGATATCGCTTGGCGGCTCTTCATCGAACCACACGCCGTTCAGCGTGTCACCCTGCCACTTGCCCCGACCCTGCTCGTAGCTCTTGAACAGCAACGTGGACGATCCACCCGACACATGCCGAACAACCACGCTATCCAGGCCATCAGGTGCGCTGCGGCCGCGCTGCGTGTCGAGAATGTCCACGAAGGGTATGGCCCCCGTGCCCCATTCCTCTTCGCGCTCTGGCGGCCCTACGAGAAGCTTTTGAACCGTATCTCGGGTTGAAACACCAGATTCACCAGCCGCCCAAAAGCGTCCAGGTTCCTCGAACCGCCTTCCTCGCCACCACTCAGGGTATTTGCCCGTGAGGTGCATGGCCCATTCCATCGAGCCAGCAACGGTCTTTCCCAATTGGTTGCCGGCCATGAATAGGCGCTCTCGGTGCTGCGCGCCCGCGTCATGGAATTCTCTCTGCTTATTGTATGGTCGGTACGCTGCCAGCTTGTTGCGCTTGGCCCTGCGCACCTTCTCCGCCGCCAAGGTCAAAGCCTGCTCTCGCAAGCTGCGCAGCAAGTCCGGCGAGGCGTCGGTCAAGCTCATCGTCGCTAAGCTCATCCAGCTCGCTCACCTTGACGTTGAGTTCCTTCGGCAGGATCGATGCCACCACCTTCAGATACTGGTCGGGCTTCTCGGCCCGAACCACCTCGATCGCCGCCTTGCCGTTAGCTTCCCAGTCCTCAAGCATGTCGGCGATGAAGGCTTCACCCAGCTTGTTGCGGGCGCCCTTGGGCCTGCCTGGTCCACCGTTATTGCCCGGTAGGAACCGGCCCGTCGCCTCGTCCTTGACTGGGACTGACTTATCCTCAGTCATTCCGCCTCAGATACGCCTCTACGGCGCTTTCCCATGTTGCCCTTGCCTGACGATGCAGGCGATCGGCTGTGTCGTGTTCGGTCTTGGCTTCCTTTAGAGCCACCTCGGATAGTGCGAGGCGTTCCGATGCCGCTTGATACTGCTTCTTGGCTGATGCGATGTGCCTATCGTCGCTTATGGCCATGGCTGCTTATCGTTCGGTGGTTCTTTGGCGCACCAGCGCTTGATCGCTTGCAGAGCGCAGTCAGCCAGATCGTCGTATGTGGGGATCTCTAGCCTTGCAGAACGATCGAGAGCTTTGAATGCTTCTACCAGATCGTCGCGGAGGTCGGAGATTATCTCAGCCATCAAAAGCGCCGCCAGCTGACCATGCGAAGCTCTTTGACCGGGATCAGCATTCCAAGCTCGACTTTGAGTATGCAGATCAATCTGGAGATCCGGCGATTTGGAACTCTTTCCGCTTTTCCGAACTTCATGCGGTTGCGGCATAAGTCTGGATAACGAAGACGAGCCTTGCTCATTCCCGCTCTCCTGAATTAATCCCCGAAAGCTATTCGTGCTGGCCGGGCTCGACACCGGCTCCTGCGTTAACCGCAGAGGTGGGAGGCTTCACCGCTCCGTTAGGCGGGTCTCGCTACCATCAACAGTCCGCGTGTCCTTCCACGCCGCAGCACGATTAGTCCCCCAGTTCTCGAATGATCCCGCCGCGATGCCAGCATAGGCTTTCCGAGGGTGCGTGGTGTTCGGACTGGGGGTGCGCGCCTAGATTTATGTCAGCGCGCAAACGGATTGGGCGGCCCGGTGCAAATCGGGCATCTCTCGTACGAAACTCTACGCGGGGTTCGGCAGCTAGCTAACCTAATGCCAACGTGTGTGGGGTAGCGGTTCCCACCTCGCCCAAACGAAAACGGCGCCGGGCGGCTAAGCCGAGCGCCGTATGATCTTGGCCCCTTGAGTCTGGTCGTCCAAAGGGGCGGCCGTTCTAGGTGTGGTCTGCCAATCCCAACCGCGCGAATCTAGGACGGGAACCAGCACGGCTCGCAGTCACCCCGAACGCCCTTGCGGGTCTTGAGAGGAGCGGTGGACAAACCTCACCCTCCAAATATGGGTCAAGCCTTACCCGTTTTGTTCCGCCCTGTCAAGCACGTTTTGTTCTCGCCAATTTCGCGATCACATCATCCATGAACTTGGTGAAAGGCTCGCCCTGTCCGTTATCGTTCACGTCGATGAATAGACCCTCCTCCGGATCACCTGAGACTCGGTATCCATAGCCCCACCACACATCGAGCAGAGCGTTTCGGAAGTCATCAACCGCTGGCTGCAGGTCGCGCGCCGGGACGTAACGCACGCCATCGATAATCACTTCGTGAGGCTCTTCGGCCATCACCGCCCCTCCACCATAGCCACCAAGGCTTGCTTGGCTTGTTCTAGGATCATGTGATCGTGGGTGAACGTGCCGCCAGCGATGAATGAGCCGCGCCCAGTGGCGACAACGGCGGCTGGTGCCGAACTCCATCGCACGCACTCGATCAACCGATCCAGCCACAGCGGGTTCTCATCCGGGTTCTCTGCCAATACCAGCTTACGCATGGCTAGGCGTTGCTTGGAGCCGCTGTCTCTGGCGAGCTGGTCTAGCTTGGCGTAAAGCTCTCCGGTTGGGTCCTTGTCGCTCCCGTCGCCGGTTCCCCTGGGTGTTCGGTCATTGTTTGCGACCGCCATCCCGGTTCGCGCAAATACCATGGCGTGGATTTCACCGTACCGACGACCCGCATCACGAAGCATTGCTCCGTCAAATCGGGTTCCGTCGAGCAGGCCCACAGCCCACGCTCTACCGATGGGGTCATGGATTTGCTGGTCACACTTCCCTCCCTGGAATGGCTTAAACGCTTCCCGACGCGCTTGCACGACATCGTTAGCCGGTACTGGTAGCTGGACAAGACGACCGTCCTTGCGGCGTTGTCCTGCCTTCTTTGGTCGTCCTCTTGCCATGTGATGTTCCCCCGGTGGAGTGTTAGTGGGTTAGCGCTTGAAAGCGTTCGCGATGTTGGTTCCGCAGAAGAACGCCGCACCGATCGCCAGGTAAGTGTGTCCGCCAACCACAAGGCTGATCACCAGCAAGGACCAGAGCAGCGCGAATGATCCGTGCATTCCTCGTGATCCCATTTCATTTCTCCTGCGTAATCCTTGAAACATATGAGGGTAGGGATTCGTTGGCTTAGGGCATGCCAGTTATTTTGAGCGATCCGGATCCACCATTTTGGGCGTTGCGACTTGCGTCGCCGCGCTCTCGTCTGCGATCGAGCCGCTCCGCGCCTCGCCCCTGTCGGGCTTCGATCGCTAACGCGGTCATGACATCGCCAAATGAGCCAGCCAGCCGATCAACAAGGACGCCAGCGGCATCGTGATCACCCGGCTATAGGCTTTCACCAGCCGGCTCTTGGCTTCCTCGAAATCCTCGGGCTTGGGCGGCTCCGGATTCGATCCGCGAAGCATACCGACAAGCGCGCTAATCCCGATTGACCAGGCGATGCCGATCTGCGGCGCACCCAACGGCACAATGAACCACAGCCAAAGCCAGCTAAGCGCCCAACCGTTGAGCACCGCGAGCGGGATGAAGCTTAGAACAATAATAAGTCCAATAAGCGCGGTCATTCCTCCACCTCCTGCTGCATCTCTTGGATATGCCTTTCAGCCTTCGCATAGGTATCGAACAGAAAAGGCGCTCCGTTACCTTGTCTCAGGACATTCCCATGGATCCTGATGACGTACTTCTCTGGGCAGAGAGGACCGCCGCTGCTGATCTTGATTGAGTCTGCCAGGGTCATCACCATTCCCCGGCATGACGCGAGCGGCACTCAACGGACGCCAGCTTGTCGTTTTGGCCGACAAACCAGAGAAGCCCGCGCGGATCGCGGCGGTTCATCTCAGAGCAGTAGCGCTCCAGGCGCTCGATCTCGGTTTCGCCGGGCTGGAGCGACCATTCGCTGACCCGGCCGGGCCGGCGATCAGTGGGTGCCGTGAGCGGATTGTGAGCGGTCATAATTGCCCTCGATCAGTTTCTGGAAGCTGCTTGGCTGGAGAAGAAAATCGATGTTGGCGCGCCAGCCGCCCCGGCTATCGCCGTGCAGCCAGGGGTTGCGCTCGATCGCGTCGAAGGCGTCGAGCCAATCTTCCAGCGGGTGGTCCCTGATCCTTGCCAGCATCTTGCGGCGGCGGTCGGGACTAAGTTTTCGGATCAGCGGAAGGCCATGCCTTTCCGCCATCTCGTTCCATTTTTCGACAATGTGCTCAGGCCGCAAGGCCGGAGTATCCGAAGAAGATTTATCTTCTGAGGATACCTTCTTCTTCCCTTCTTCCCTTCTTTGTTCTGTGCCTTGCGTCTGCCTTGCGTCTGCCTCACTTACTGCCTCACCGGCATCGTCATTTGCTGCCTCACGACCAGACGTTTCAGCCTGATATTGCTCATAGTTACAAATAGTTATGACGGCCGATCCTGCCTCATACGAGACAGAAATCATTGCCTCATCCCTGCATCGCTTCCACAGTCGCTCAACCCACGCTTTGTCGCGGTCTAGCGCGTCAGCCATGTCACGTTGGGACACTGCCAATTGGCCGCGCTTGAGGTCGAAGCGGCGCCCCTTGTACCGCACGCTGACATCGCGCCATTGGGCACGAATGATCATCCAGGCGAACGCCATGCACTCGGCATCGTTGCGGAGCGATGGATGGCCCAGAAGGGCGCGATGAATGCGCACATAGCCACTCATGCGCGCTTCGCCTTCGCTTTGCGCGCCTTCCGCTTCTTGGGCGGGTAGATCGATATGACGGTGCCGGGGTAAGCGGCCTCAACCAGCTTGCGCTTCAGGTTAAATACGGGCGTGGTGACGCCCTTCACGTCCTCGACAATGATCAGGCCGCTATCAGCCATGCGGTAGCGGAAGTCGGCAACGTAGGTGCAGACAGGACGCCCGTCGATCGCAATGGGAAACTTGGGCTGTTGCTCCAGATGCGTGATTCGGCCGACAGCCTCCAGGGCCATAAGGTCAGAACACCGCTGAGCCTCTTTCTTGCTCGGGTGCAGGTGGCCTGCCGTGCATTCATCCGGCTTGGCTCGGAATTTGTTATAGGCGCCCATTATGCCGCCAGCCTTTCGGCTACGGCCTCAAGCGGCCACCACTCCACAATATCGAATGGCAGAGGATTGCGGCGATCGGCGCGCCAGTTCCATTTGCGATCACCAGCGCGGATCGGAGCGGCGGTGATGCCGTCACGCAATGAGGCGCCGGATAGATTCCCGTTGTGATATTTCACAACAACCTGGTCGTCAGGATCGCATGGGATTGGGCCGCCGTTGTGCTTCATGCGGCCTCCGAAAAGCCCTTTCGGGCCGCGATCGAAAGCATCTCAGCCTGAGTGACGCGACGGCCGCAGACCATCCATTCGTCATTGGCGGCCCGAGGATCGATGACCTTGGCTCGGAAGCATGGGCCATATTTCTGCAGGTGAAGTTGGGCGCGCGAATATAGACTTGCTTCACGCTCGGGCAGCCTCCAGGCGACAGGCGCGCCCATGGGCTTGATGAACTTGCGCTGGCGCTTGAGCGCCTTGAGCGGGTTTTCCTTCTTCTCCTTGGCGATCCGTTCAGCCTTGGCCTTCTTCTTCGGATGAACCCATGGGGCCGGGGTGAGATTCAGATCCACATACCAGCGGCGCACTGTGCGAGGCGCGGCACGGTAATGGTCTGCGCATTGCTGAACCGTGTGAGCGGGGCCGAATATGTGGAAATCTTCCGGTGTTCCACGGCGCTCAGTTCCACCGTTGCGCGCTTGAATGTTGAACCGGAAGCGCGCCCCGCAGATGGAGCCACGGGAAAGACCCATGACCTTCGATATTTGACCATCTGTCATATTCTCGGAAACGAGCAGACGAAGCGTGGCTATGCGCTCATCGGTCCAGGCGATGCGATCCCCCCACTTCATGATCAGGCCCTCCGGCTGGAGTATGGGAGAGCGAAGGCGATGACGTTGTCCGCCGCCTCTGTGGCCTCTGGCTCTTCCGTGTGATCGATGATGTTGTCGGCAGCCAGACGGGCGAACCGGGCAACCTCGCCCATCATGTTCGCAGCAGCCAGCGCCGGAGAGTTGGTCTCGGGATTGTCGAGCGAGGTCCCGGCGTAGCCAATTGACGCCAAGACGGTGTTCACGGCTCGCGGTCCGGCAGCATAGAGCAGGGACAGCATCTGGTGAGCATGGATCGGTCGGAACTTGGCCGAATCGCGCGTCAGGATGCTATCGATCGTGTGGATGTTCACGCCACTGTCATTGGCAAGCGTTTCCCGCGTTGCGGTGCGCTCGACGTGAATGGCTGTGTAGAGTGCCTTGCGGAGATCGTTCCGCAAACGTTCGTCCGAAACGATTCCTCCATCTCGGGCGGAATTTGTGCGGTGCGGCATTTATTCGGCCTCCCCATGAGTAGTGCTGTCGCCTTGGGGGAAATCGTGCGCCGCATCGTGGCGGCCATTGCCGTTGCGGACGCGGATGTAGAACCACGTCACGATTCCGACGTAGCCAAGGGCGAAAAGGATGAGGCCCACAGCGCGGATCATGGCCGTGGGGCCGGAAGAGATGCTGGCGCACGATCGGGGGAAAGTGCGCCAGCCGCGCTGATTGGGGAGCAGCGCGAAACAGGAATGAACCGCAGGGCGCAGACGAATGCGCCGTCTTTGCGGAGGAATGGGACTGGTCCGGGGTTCATGCGGCGCCTCTTGGGCCGCGCTCGCTCGATTGAAGATAATCCACTGCTTCCGGGGGAAGATCGATCTTTCGATCTTTCGCGGCCTTCAGAACTGCTGGGCGCCGCCAGGGCGGGATTTCCGGAGCCCCGCGCCTTCGCCAATCGCACACTGTCTGCACGGGGAAACCCGTTGCTGCCGATATTTGCGTAGGCCCACCAAAGGCGTCAAAGATAGCATGGACTTCGCTCATGCATCCGATGGTATCCGATTAGCGGATATCGCGCAAGCTGATATATATCCGAACTTGGAAGCGGTATTTGCGGGCCGCGTCCGGCATAACTCGGATATGGCATTTGCATTCGACAAAGAGGCCGTCCGCAAGGCCATGGAGGACCAGGGGGTCAAGCAATCCGAGCTTGCCGCCTATATGGGCTGGCCCAGCAACTCTTACGTTTCCAAGATCCTATCCGGCGAACGACAGGTCAAAGCCGATGAGGCATCTAAAATATATGCGCGGCTAAAGCTTGTCGCGGGCGCAACGGAACCCATCAAGACGGTGCCCATTATAGGGCTGTCGAGCGCCGGGGCCTGGAGGGAGGCTATTGGCGTGCCGATCGGTACTATGTCCATTCCTGCGGCCATCGGCAGCAAGGACGCCTTTGCCATTGAGGTAAAAGGCGACAGCATGGATTTGCTGATCGAGGACGGCGGATACGTGCTGGTCGATCCAGCTCAGACGCAGCTCTATGACGGCAAGGTCTATCTCATTCAGAACGATGAGTTCGAGACGACGGTAAAACGCTATCGCTCAAACCCAGCTCGCTTCTGCCCAATGTCTTCGAACCCAGAGCATCAGGAGTTCCCGGTCGGGCAAGGGCAATTTCACGTTGTCGGCCGCGTCATCTGGAAAGGCGGGATGGTCGATTGATTGGCTTGCTCGCATTAGCCACTACGACGTTCCAGACGGGGAACGACCTATATGTGGCTTGCGCGCAGGCTGATAAGACATGGTGTTACGCCTATCTAGCTGGCCTCGCCGATGGCTTTGCGTTCGAGGAGAACGCCACTCCCCTCATCTGTATTCCACCACACGCCGACACGCGGCAACTCGCGGATATCGTCGTCGAGTTCCTTCGAACCCACCCCGAACGCCGCCACTACCAAGCCGGCAGCCTGGTGTGGGGAGCACTCTTTGATGCGTTCCGCTGTCCGAACGTTCCAAAACCAAAGTAGAAGAAATATCCGAAATACGGATTGACAGGTATCCGATAGTCGGATACACACTCTCCCCGTCGCCACCGCTGATCTCCCAGGCGCCTATCGCCGAGAAGGGATGAAGACGCGGTGGTGACACACCAGCGGTTCGCCGCATGTGTTTGTGGGAGCATGCCATGGAAATGGTCGTCATCTACAACATGGGGCGCGACGCAGCTCGCGAAGGTGCTGAGCGCGTCGCCCCCGGTGCGGTCGATTATCCGATCGTGTCCAAGTACCAGCCGTTCCATTACCAGCGCTGCAATCTTTCCGATTACGCAAAGCGCCAGTGGCTCAGCGGCTATGACTCCATGGTCGCCGATCTGCAGCGGTGGGCGGCATGACCCCCGCCCGCACCCTAGCCAAACAGTGGCGCCTCAACCCCGCCGACCGCCTCCGCATCGAGCGCGAGATCGCGGATGCGGGTCGGTGGTCGGAATTCACCCGCAACCGCTACGGCGACCTGATCGCGTGGAAGACCGAGGAAGACGAGCGCCGCATCGTGAACAGCGGCGGCGGGGCTTTCGTCGGCACCTCTGACGATCGCCGCTTCTGGGCCGAGATGAAGGACCCTGCGATTGTGGCGGCTTCGGGCTTCGGCCTGCGCGCCGTCCCGCATGAGCCTCATGGCTACCTGATCACCGATGATGAAGATCGGAGGGCGGCGTGATGGCCTACCACATGCACACCATCTTTCTCGTCCACGTCACTCTTGAGCTTGGCGATGATGGGCACGAGGTCGAGGCGCGGATCGATTATTCGGTCAGCCGCGCCCGTCCCGCGACCCTTGAGGAGCCATCAGAAGAGGCTTCCGTGTCGATAGACCGCATCACGATTGATGGGTCGGATGCACCCGGCTGGCTGTTCGAAATGGCCGAAAGCGATCAGGCGCTCCTTGACGAGCTGATGGCGCACGCTGCCGACACGGAAGAGCATGCGCGTGATCGGGCTGCGGATGAGCGCCGCGAAGATCTTCGCATGGAGGGCCGCTGACATGGCCATCATCGATCGCGACGACTTGTCGCTGCAGGTGGACGCGAGGCGGGCGGCATGAGCGCGGCGGCCCCCATTAAGGCCGGGCAGACGGTCTACACCCGCGACGGTCAGAAGCACCATGTTCGCGAGGTGCTCGACGCCGATCGTGTTCTTGCGAGCCCATTCCTCACCTTCGAGGACTATGACGGATCGCAGGAATATCCGTCGGACACGGCGAGCATCAAGCTGGCCCGCGAGCTTTATCCGGTCGCGCCGACGGCGATCATCAGTGCCGAAGTCACGGCCGCCCGCGAGGAGCTTGCCAGCGTCAGGGTGGAAATCCGGGAATCGCGCGATGCGTTGCGTGTCGCCGAGGCTGAGCGCCAGCAGAAGCTTGGCGTCATCCAGCGACAGCCTTCGCTACAGCGGCTTGTTGATTACCTCGAAGGCAAGATCACCCATTTTCTCGTCGAAGAATATCAGCACGGTATCTCCGTCAAGACGTGGGCAGAATTCGCCGTGTGGATGAAGGATCGGCGCGAGCCCAGCGTAAAGCTGCTGAGCCTGTTCGGAACGCCTTACAGGGGCGTCGAATGGTGGATGAATTCCTATAGCGACGGCACCGGAAGCTACACGCGCTGTCAGCCATGCCTTTCCGAGGAAGATGCCTTGCAGGCCATGGATCAATGGCTTGAAGAGGCGTGGAAGGACTTCATTCCTGAGCGGCCATGGTTTGTCGAAGGCGCTGTCAAGGCCGCCGACAAGTACGGCAAGCCTGTTCCGGATCACATTCGGAAGGCGCTTCGGGAGCATGTCGAAGCCGCACGGCTGCGGCAGGTCGAGAAGCTGAAAGCCGATCTGGCTGCGGCTGAAATCGCCCTCAATGAGGCTCGCGGCCAATGACCCGCCACCAAGACATGTGCGCCCTCGAAGCGGGGGAGATGCGGTCCGAATGCCTGCGCCTGATCGCGTCAACCTTTGACTGCTGGCTGGTCCTGCCGAACGGCAAGGCGATGTCGCACCATATCCAAGGCGACACGCTGGCTGAGATCGAACGGTCGATGGCCAAGGCTGCGTATCATGGCGAAACCATCCTCGTCCGCGAAACGGAAACGCTGTCTGGCAAGACCACGCTGCACACCTATCGGGTGCGCAAGGGCAAGCCGATCGCGTGGGATGCCGATGCGCGGCGGGTCTATTTCTACACCGCCGAAAAGCTGGTCAGCGTGGAAGTGTCCGCTTTCCAGCCTGTCGCGCCATTTCGCCACACGCCCGGCTGCGACGTGATCGGGTTTGGCAATGTCATTGAGGGAGGGCGGAAGTGAAGAGCTTTGAACAGCAATTCACCGATTGGGTGCGCTCGAAGCCTGCTGATGAGGCTTACGACTACAGCGACGTGCTAAACTGTGCGCTATGCCAGTTCCTTCGGGAAACAGGCATGGCCAAGGCT